TTGGAGTGGGTATCCCGATTTTTGGGATACCCCTCCTCGCCCTTCGAGCTCGACCATTCAGTGGCGTCGAACCCGATGAACGTGTATTCGGTGCGCAAGATCTGGCCAGTCTCATCGTCCCTGACCATCTTCCTGCTGATAAAGCCGCCGTCCTCGAGTCGGCGAATGGCCGACAAGACGGTGTCCGCTTTTTTGATTTCGAGGACACGGGCAATCTTTTTCAGGGACGGGAAGCAATCCCCCGTCTTCCTGTTGTGACAGAAGGCAAGCTCACGTAAGACGGCTTTGGCGGTCGAGTTGCCGACCGTCTGTTCCCTCGCCCATCTTTCCGCTTCGTAGCTCATGATTGCCTCAACGGTTGGTGCGAATCATCCGAACGACGTCGGCAGCGAACTGGCTGACCTCTTCGGGCTTGCAACCAGTAAGGCGGCAGAACTGCGCAAGGTAGTTGCGCGTGACGGAGTTGTTGGATACCCACCGCTTGACCGTCTGGCGGGAAATGCCAAGGTCGTCGGCGAGCTTTTGCTGAGTGCCGTAGCGGGCAATGGCATCTCGAACGGAAACTTTTTTCATGTGGAACCCCAATTCAAATTTATGGTACGACTATAGTACCATAATCGGTACCCATGTGGTACCCCAGTCGCGTCTTTTGGTTGGTACTATCTGAGTACCAAAGGAGTCCCGCTATGTCTTTCCCTGCCCGCCTAAAAGCCCTGTTAGAAGACCGCAAAATTTCGATGCGTGAGCTTGGCCGCCGGATCGGCACGAGTCACGTCACCGTTGGAAAATGGCTGTCTGGCATCCAGATGCCGTCAGACGAGAACCTCGAGGCGTTGGCCGAGTACTTCCATGTCACGCCCGCCTTCCTGAGGTTCGGCGATACGTCCCTGTTGCGCCCGCAGACCCTCGAACCCAATGAGGACGTCGTTTCGATCCCCGTGCTAGACGTCAGGGGGTCGTGCGGCTACGGCGGGGAGCTTGCCCAGACCATCCAGTTAGTCCAGATGCTCCGCGTGACCAAACAGTGGCTGCTGTCAAAGTCGACATCCTTCCTGAACTTCCAGACCCTCCACATCATCACCGCCGACGGCGACAGCATGGAACCGGGCATCAAGCGCGGCGACTTCGTCATCGTGGACACGTCCCAGAGCCGCTTCATTGCCGACGGTCTCTACGCCGTTCAGTACTCGAACGCCGTCTTCATCAAGCGCGTGCAGATCCATCCTGGGGGAAAGGTCGAGCTGATCTCAGACAACCCAAAGTACAGGCCGATCCAACTGGATACCTGCGAGTCCGTCGAAGTGATCGGCAGAGCCGTCCTCTGCTTTAACGTGCGCGAACTCTAGCGCCCGGCCACCCTCTCCCACCCTCAATCCCGCCTCGTGCGGGATTTTTTTTGCCCTCAAAAACGCTCGTTGATATAGATCAAATCGATCCGCATTTTTGGTAACCTCTGACTACCATTCTCGGTACTGCCGTGGTACCATAGCAGTACCAAATAAGGAACGACATCCGTTCCACTTGGTACCCAAGCCGAAAGGCTCGGAAGAATGAAAATCCCGGTGCTTAGTTGCGTCGGGGACGGCTTGAGAACAGCCACTGCGAGAAGTGAAATTTGCCGCCGCAGGAAGGAGCGTCAAGCCGTAGTCGCAAAGGTCGCGTATGAAAAGTACGCAGGACGGCTGGAGGGCATCTTCCAGTGCGGTTGGGATGGGGACCACCTGAAAGCGACGGATGCTCGATGGCGACGGACGATCGCCACACGCCCCACGAGCTAGATCAGGATCAGCTGAAACGAAGCAGAGGACGCACGTCCCGAGCGGCCTGAGCGCAGACGATGCGCAGCCGCGCCCTGATCGAAAGCCGATCTAAGCCCTTTCCACCGAGAGGGCTTAGGTGGGCTTTCTAAAGGAGATAACAATGGATGTAGAAATAATCGACAAGCGCCTGGTGGTAACGCCAACCACGCACGACGACGTGCGTTTGATTTACGCAATCGCCGCAGCGTGGGCGGCGTTCGACGCGGTTATTTGTCCCGTTAGCGGGGAACCACTTCGTTGCAACGAGGACGGTACCGCTGAATCAGAGTTGCCTCAACGCGGTCAAGATCACGAGAAGTGACGGAACGACAAATAAAATGAGCGGATATACTGTCCCGACACTTCATCAAGCCCTCGGCACACGCCGGGGGCTTTTTTATTGCCGTCTCGCGGGCACCCGCAAAGAGCGACACGCGGGACGGCTACTAGGAGAACAACGATGACAAAAAGTGACTTCGACGTCAGGCTTGCGCATTACCTACGTTCGGTCGGTCGCGAGACCTGCTGCGAAGCCGATGTCCATGAGTACGCACTCCTGAGCATCGCGAACGCCGCCGCGCTTGCCTTCTACATGAAGACCGAGCCGACCGTCATCCACTGCCCCGCAGCGGAGAAGTACGAGCAGGTGGCAGTCAACGTCCAGTGCGTCATGGACGAACTTCCGTAACGACTTCGAGGGCAACGGCGTGACGCAGATATGCGCCGATCTGGCGGCTCACTAGGCCAGATCCCAAAGCCGGGGCATCTGCAGGCGAGAGGCTTTTGCGTTCACCCCGGCTCCCTCACCCCACTTTCATCAGAAGGCATTCACGTGCCGCCGGCCACCTCGCGTGGCGTTTTCCTTCGGCGACATCTGAATGCCTTTTTTCATTTTTCGGAGGCGTCATGAAGCGCTTTATTACTTACCTCGACGGTCTCGCACGTCGCACTTACTTCGGCACGGACGGCACGGAGCCAGTCCGCTCTGGCGTACTCGGGTACTTCATCGAGGGCCTCGAAGGACTGATCGGGTTCTTCGGCCTGGTGATCCTGCCGGCGATGGCGGCTGCCACCCTCTGCCACTGGATTTTCGATTAAGGAGAACGATATGGCTTGGAACTACCCCGACGGATGCGGCCCCGACGACTACGAGAAGTGGTTCGGCCCCGACCCCGAAGACGAAGAGGACGAAGACGAAGACGAAGACGAGGACGAAGACGAGGACGAAGAGGAGGACAGCGAGTGAGCTTCTCCGATCCGGTCCGCATCATCGACCACATTCCACAGGACTTCGACATGAAAGCAAACCACAAACGCCGGCGATACAAGCAGCCAGTACAGCCTCGCGCGGAGGCACACACCAAGGCTCAGCCGGCGAAAGCCCCTGAGCCTTTTCCATGCGAGCGCCCTGGACGCGTCTGGACGCTCATCACTTTCATCGGAGCGCTGGCCATCATCGCCGGCGTGCTCATTACTGGACACTGGGAGAGATAAATGAACGACTTCAAAGACTTCGCGCTTGAGCTGCACGAAAAGGGCATCAAGGCAACGATGGACAACGCCAGAACGTTCGTCCTTGGCAACTACGACCGCGTGCTTCCTGCCTACTGGCTAAACCCCGACGCGAGAATCAAAGCGCTCTACGCGCTGATGGAGACGCGCTACGTGGACGACTTCGAGTCGTCTCTCAAGGCGACGCTCACGCTCAGCTCGGAGCTCGACCGAGCCCTTGAGCATGCGACATCGATGCTCTACGGCGAGATGCTCGAGATCGAGTACGACGAACACAGCGAGGAGTAAGCATGACGATCACTTCACTTGAGCCGCTCGAGCTACCGATGCCCGAGCCTGAGGACGAGGTCGACTTCGACCCGTACCCAGAGTTCTCCAGCCGCGACGAGTTCGAACGGGCCCAGTGGTTCGGCGAACGTGCAAAGCGTCCCGAGCCGATCTACGACAAGACTCTCGAAGACTTCTACGCGATCAACGACGACGAAATACCTTTCTGAGGACAACGCATCATGACATTCACTTTCAAAAAGGCCGTTCGCAGCGCCTCAAAACTTCGCCTCGCTCTGTCGGGAACATCTGGCTCCGGCAAAACCTACGGCGCTCTTCTGCTCGCCAAGGGGATCGGCGGCAAGATCGCCGTCATCGACACGGAGCGCGGTTCAGCATCTCTATACGCTGACATGTCCGGCATGCCTGAGTTCGACGTTCTCGATCTGGACGCGCCCTTCACACCAGAGCGATACACGGAAGCCATCAAGGCGGCCGAGGACGCAGGCTACGACATTCTCATCATCGACTCGATGACGCATGAATGGAACGGCAAGGGCGGCTGTCTTGAGGAAGTCGAACGCATTGCGAAGGCACGCTATCGCGGGAACTCGTGGTCTGCCTGGAACGAGATGACACCTCGCCATCGACAGTTTGTCGACGCAATGCTCACCAGTAAACTCCACATCATCGCGACGATGCGGAGTAAGACAGAGATGGCGCAAGAGGACGTCAACGGTAAGAAGGTCATCAAGAAGCTCGGCATGAAGGTCGAGCAGCGCGACGGAGTCGATTATGAGTTCACGATCATGTTTGATCTCGTCCACGACGGGCACTTTGCGAACGCGTCGAAAGACCGTACCGGACTTTTCTCCTCTCGCACTGATCCGCTAATTCTCACACCGGAGGTCGGCGCAGAGATCAAGAAGTGGCTCGATAGCGCTGGCGTCACGCCAGACGAATTCGCCGACCTTATGTCCCGCACAATCAGCGCCGAAACACCCGACGAGCTAATGGCAATGGGTAAGGAGATTGCCTCCAAGGGTCTCTGCTACGAAGACCGCGAAAAGATCGCGCAAGCATTCAGAGCTCGTCGTCACGAACTTGAACAAGCAATGACCGAACAGGCTACACAGGAGGAAGCTAACAATGGCATCAGTGAATAAGATCATCCTCATCGGGAATCTCGGCAACGATCCCCAGATCCGCGTAGGCGATCACGTCATCGCGAATCTCTCCCTCGGCACGTCACGCAAGTGGCGCGACAAGGACGGCAACGTCCAGCAGGAGACCGAGTGGCACCGCATCTGCGCATTCGGTCGACTAGCG